GTTGGCCTGCTGCCCGCGCTCGATCGTCTCCAGCTTCTCGGCCGCCTTGCCCTTGGTGGGATCGGCCGCCGCTTCCTTCTTATAGCCCCGCTGATTTGCCAGATTGTAAAGCATCTCGGCCGGGCTTTTGCCCTTCTCGAATGCCATCTGCGCAGTCGCCATCTCGTCGGCGATGAGCGCCTGATGCAGCGCCTGCGGCGTGTCGTAGCCGATGGCCCTCAATTCCGCCGCGCGCGAGTTGAGCAGGAAATTGTACGCGGTCTTGAAGTCGGGATTGGTCGCCTCGAAGGCGTCGGCATCAGCACGGTATTTGTCCACAAATACTTTTTGCTCGGCCGCCTGCTTTTCGGCAGTCTCGCGCGCCGCCTTGGCCTCTGCGGTCTCCTTCTGGATTCCGGCAAGCTGCTCGGCAACGTGCTTGACCGCGCCGAAAATGTCCTCTTCCGGGTTCGGCGGGCCCGCCGGCGTCTCGGCTGCCGCCTCCCCTGGCAGCTTGAGCCGGTCGATGATCGCGAACTTGCCTTTGAACTCTGCGATCTGCTTCTCGTACTCGGTGAGCTTGCTGGAAAGCTCCTTGCGGGCCTTCTTCTCCTCCAGGAACGTCGCGAGCGGGACGTGGTCATTCTTGGGAGTATCGGCCGGCTTGGCGTCCGCTGCCGGCTTCGCTTCGCCGCCCTCGCCTGCATCGGCTGCGCCTGCATCGGTCCCGCCGTCCTCGGCCGGGATGCTCTTTTCGCCGCCGCTTGAGAAAAATGCTTCTTCGTCTGCCGAAAGCGTGGGAGTGCCGCCGGCGTCAATAACCTCTGCTACTTCTGACATTCGCTTGCCTTCTGCCGAAACTGTCGGCCCAGAGAACGCGGAAACCGCCGCGCGCGGGAATCCGGCTTCGCACCGGAAGGACGCTCTGGTTAACCCGTGTCAGGAAGCGAGAAGTAAAACGGCCTCTTCGTCGCGACGCCGGCGTGCGGCGGCCGTGCGCGCGGCGTCGGCTTGCTGTTGCGCCTGGATTGCGCGCATGTCGATCGAAGGCGCCGCCGGCATCGGCTGAACGGTCTGGAATGGCGCGAACCGAGGCATTGTGCGCCGGTCGATCGGGCCCGGAATCTTGCGCGTGATCGCGTTGAGCTGCTTCTGCCGCTCGATCTCCTCCAGGAAGTGGCCGACGCCACCGAGCTTGAACTCGTAGTCGTCGCCGGTCCGATATAGCCACTGATCGGACCCGGTGAGTGTGAACGAACCGGCCTCGGCGACGCCCTCGATGTTATTGCTCAGCGAGCCCGTAATGAGATATGCGGCCGCTTCGACATTGGTCCAATCAGAACTGAACGTCTGCGCGTTCCCGGACACCGAAAATGAGCCCGCATCGACGCCCATTGTCGCCGAGATAGACGAGGCGCTAATGCCAAATGAGCCGGCCGCCGCAGCTTCGGAACGGCTGAACGTGACGGCCTGACCTGATACAGTAAAGCTGCCCGAAACCGCCGGAAGCGTGGTATTGCCACGCTGGATCTGCGCCAGAGCAAGCCGACCTAGGGCGTCAAATCCGAGCATGGCGCTACGTCAGCCTCGTGATCTCGACCCGGCAAAACACTTCCGTTACGCCTTGGCTGGCGGCCAAGCCCAAACCATTGGTAGCCCGACCCGTCAAGATACTGTGGAAGATCGCAAAGGCCTTTGAACCTGCGATCGTGACAACGGTCGAGCCGGAAGACCGCGACTGCGCGGTATCGCTTGCGGATGGGCTATATTCGCTGGTGCCTGACGCCACATTCGCTGAATCTGTCACGTTCCGCAACAATGTCTGATGCTGATCTCCGCGCCAAACAGGTGCAGACCATGCGATGTAATAGCTCCCAGCAGGCAGCGTGAAATTATTGCTGGCAAGAGAGGCCAACGTGCCGACATTCCTCACCAGCGTGTTCAATGTCCGGGTATTTGAGCCCGCCGATGAGGTTCCACCGGACGTGCCGTTGGCCTTTTGGTCCTCGATAATCACGTCTGGAACGCCAACCGTCGCGCCGATGTTCTCGCGCGCCTGTCGTTGCTGTGCCGAGGTGAAGCTGTTTGTCTCCTCGATCGCGATCAGGTCTTCCTTGATCGCCACGATCGCAACTTGTGGCGCCGCGCTGAAATTGATCTTCGAGGTAGTCCCGGACGAGTTGAATAGCACCGTCGTCCGCGCAAGCGTCGTCGTGCCGGAGGTATAAGCGCCCTCTCCGATCTCCCATTGCGACAGGTCTGCGCTCTCGGCGCGGTACTTGTAGACGCGGCCATTCGTAGCGCCGGCCTGGGCCGGCGTCATATACCCCTGCACGGCAGCAGAGACCGTCCAGTCGGTCGTTCCACCTGCGGAAGCCGTGAAGCGGCAAGCGTCGAGGAAAGCAGCCATGGTCTATGCGAAGGTAAAGACGCCCGCCGTCTGGTCGAGCGAGACGGTGAAGCTATTGCCGTTGGTGATGTTGATCTCGGCGCCGTAGTCGTACCAGCCGATGAGCGGATCGGCGGGCGAGGTCGGCGTGTCGTTGTAGAGCACGGCATAGCGGAACTGTGCGATCGAGCCGCCCGATGCCGTGAACTGGACCGGCGAGAGGATCAGCTTGTAGGTGCCGCTCGACTGGTTGCCTGAGACGAACGCGGCCGCCGTACCGCCCGCCGTGTAGCCGTTACCGCCCGAAATCTCAGTGAGATCAGCTTTTACAGCGTTGGTTGCGACCGGCGCGGTGTCGGTCAGCATGATCTTGAGCGTGTCGGAGTTCAGGTTGTGAACCTTCGTCGCCATGTCCTTGACGAACTGGTTGAACTTGTTGAAGCCGGCCACTATTGAGCCTCCATCGGAGCAATACCGACGATTTCGCCGGTGTTCGGGTCACGGATCAGCCGTTTCGGCGTGTTCATGGCACTCGCGAGCGTGCTCATGTCGCGGCGCATCTCCTGCACCAGCGCCAGAAGCACCGCGGCTGGATCAATGCCCGACGCCGGCGCACCTTCGCCGCCTTCCCCACTCTCGCCCGCGCTCTGCTTGGTCGAGAACGCCTTGAGCATGGCGTTGTGCTGCGCCTCTTCGGCCGCGATTTTCATCTTGGCTTGGCTCTCGGCGGTCATGGTCGCGATTTTCGCGTCGGAGTGCGCCTTGGTGTTGGCGATATCGTTCGCGGCCTTGTCCTGCTGAAGCTTCAGCTCGGCGTCGCGCTTCTGCTGCTCGGGATCGGGCTGCTGCTGGGCCTGCTGGATGCTGTCGGAAATGTCCTTCTGCGCCGATGTCGGCAGCGGCGAGTATTTGAGCAGCGCAAGCCACGTCGCCGGCGGCAGCATCTTGCCAATGACGGGCAAGATTTGCTGGAGCATGGCCCAAGTGGCCTCTTTCTGGTTGGCCGAGGTCGGGCTTTCGTCCACGATCACGTCGTATTGCGTCGAGCCATTGAACGCGCCCTCCTTGATCAGGGGCACGAACTGCGCCTCCTCCGGCCCCTCGATTTTCACCAGGCGGCCGTCGGAGAGATAGTGCTCGATCAGGTACAGCATGAGCCGGCCCTGCTCTTTCCGGTAGCGGCGCAGGCTGTCGAACAGCGGCTGCAGGATGGTCAAAGCCGACTGCTTACGCTGGAGATCGAGCTGCGCGGCCTGCCCGGACGAGCTCTGCATGCCGAGAATTTCGACGTTGACGCCGGACACGTCGCGCAGCGACTGGTTGGCATACTGCATGAGCTCGAAAGAGCCCTGCGGGAATTGCGAGACAGGCTTTTGAATGAACTTCGGGTTCGGGCCAGACAGCGCGCCGGTCTTCAGGTAGGTCACCTGATCCTGATGCGCCCAAGACGCTTCACCGGCTGCGTCGTTGTCGAAGAATGCGCCGCGCTCGGCCGCGATGCCGCCCTTCGCAGTCGAATTCATGATGTGCATCGTCTGCGACATCCATTTGTTCGACCACCGGGCCGGATCCTTCATCGCGCGGACGATGCCGAAAAAGGTGTTCTTGTTCCGGTCGCGCTTGCCGGTCATACACTTGAACGAGAAATGGCTCTTGGCCGGCGCGTCGCCAATCTCAAGGAGCACGTTTCCGAGATAGGCCTGCCGATAGACCTTGCGCGTGGTCTTGGTGAACTTCAGCGTGCCGCCGGCGAGCTTCGCCTTGGCGCTGAGCTCCTTGAATTCGTCGGCCCCGAGCGTCAGGATCGCCTCGGGATTGGTCGGGTCGAGCACCAGATAGGCCGGCACGCGCTCCCACCACTGGATGCGGACCAGCGTCACGGACTCGTCGTCGTCATTCTCGCCCGAGTTTTCCTTGTCGTAGGTGGTAGCGGTCTCGTGGTAAGGCTCCTCGCCGTCTTTCTCGTCGCCGATCCAGGAGGCGTTGTAGTCCTCATCCTCGAAAGGACGCTCGGGGTCACCAGGGCAGAGCGCGCGGGCCTCATCGATCGGCACGTTGCGGCGGATATGCGCAACGCGGCGGCCGTCCACCAGATTGCGCTTGCGCGCGCCGCTGTCCCAGCACATTTCGAGCGGGTCAACGCGGTCGATCTTGGGGTCGCCCTCGGGATTGTCCTCGTAGTCTAGCCGGGTCTCGGTCCAGCCCATGCCGCAGACGACCATATCGCGGAAAGCGTCGGACTCCTCGTCTTCGGCATCGCACTGCTGGCGAAACCATTTCGCGGCCGAGGTTAGCAGCTCGTTCTTCTTCACCACGCCGGGCGTGCGCGGCAGATACTGCACCTCCTGCCGGTTCGCCACCTCCTGGCCGGCCACGCTGTCCACGGTGGTCCCGACGCGGTTGAAGATGACGATCGGCCGCTTGGCGTCCTGCAGAATGGCCTTGTCGTCAGCGGTCAGCTGCTCGCCGGCCTCGAAGTCGAAATCCTCGCGAGCCTCGCGGCGCCAGTTGACCTGGCCCTTGCTGTGATAGTCGAGCTTGATCCAGCCCTTCAGCTTGTCAAAGAGCGCATCAGCGTCCGAAGGCGTCTCGGTCTCGCCGGTGCCGGCCTGGTCCGCATCGTTCAGCATTCAGCAAATCCCAATGATAGGGATCGATGGTAACACCGGCGCGGAAATGGATTTCTAGCCGATCTCGAATTTGATGCCGTCGAACATGAACTTGGCCGTTGGATGATCTGGCGTTCGCAAATCTCCGACCCTGCATCCGATCTCCTCTGCTAGAGCCCCGGCGAGAACCATGAGCGTATGCACATCGCTCTTGATCACCGGGAGCGGACGCTTAGCAACTCGTGCTTGCTCGCCCGCATCGAGAATTGCTTGTTTCATATGAAACCATCCCATCAGACGCTTTGCCACGATCCGCCGCCGCGCGAGCGCGATCGCGAATAGGGTACATGCGCGGCCGGCGCATACGGCGCCTCGTAGCAGACCGCCATCAGGCCGAAGCCGTCGGCGGCGTGCGAACTCCAATCATGCTCGGGGCCAAGGCCGATGTTGCGCGCCTCGTCCTTCTTTTCGTGGTAATAGCCGAGCGCATCGAGCCCGCCTTCGACGGCCGGCGTCTCGGAGAACCAGCAGAACGGGAAGACGCGGCGCACCGCCTCGATCCGCATGTTGGCCGCGCCCGCTCCTTGGTTCGGGACAGGCTCGGGACACTCGAATCCGGCCTCGCGCCAATGATCGACGTAGCGCTTGCCGGTGATGGCGTTGGCATTGGTGCCGTCGTGCGGCAGCTGGAGCACGGCGCGCTCATATTTCCGCGTCCGAAGCTCGTTGACGTAGTATTCGAGCGGCTGACCGATGCCCTCGATGTAGTCTAGCACGCGGATTTGCGGGCCAAGCCATTGCGTGACCCACAGCGCCATGGCGTCGGCCTTCGCGCCGGCGCCGCCAATATCCACAAAGATTTTCAGCGGGAGCAGCGGGTCGGCAGGAATGACGCCCTTGCCTATGCGCCCCTGCGCCTTGGCCTCGGCAATCTGGCGGGCGAAATAGGCACCCTCGAACGCGCGCGCATAGCCGCCTTCCCAGATGTGATCGTAGCGCTCCGGGTACTTCTCAAGGTCAAGCTTCCGCTCCTGCTCCAGCACGCTTGTAAACCAAGGATTGTCGCGCCAGTTGGCTTGAACGACGACAGCACCAGGAGGAGGATTTGCGCGCAGAAACTCATCGATCGCATCGCTCTTGCGGCGGGGATTCCATGCAGCCCAGATTTCAGAGCTCTCGGCGCGTATCGTCGGCCGGAGCAGCGACAGCGACCGCGCGCTGAGCGTCTGCGCCTCCTCGATGAACGCGCGCTTGAAGCCTTCGAGGGACTTGATGCTGTCCGCAGTGTGGTCCTGCATGCCCTGGAAGATGATCAGGCCGTCGCCTGGCGTCTCGATCTTATCGTTGAAGATGCGGAACTCACGGCTGACGCCAAGCTCCTCGATCTTCTTCTCGATCAGGCGCTTTGATGACTGCGCGAGCGTCTTCTGCACCTCGCGGATGCAGACCGAGAGCATGCCCTTTTCGTACAGGCTATCCTCGACGATCATTTCGCAGAAGAAGTGGGACTTTCCAGAGCCGCGGCCGCCCCAAGCGCCCTTGTAGCGGGCGGGCTGCAGCAGCGGCTTGAAAACCGGCGCGGTGGGGATCTGGAGTGTGGTCAACGGTAATGCCCGACGTGCCAGCCGCCGCAGAACGTGCAGGAATAGGGCTCGATATTGTCCTCGCCCTGCTGGCACATCAGGCGCGCAGCATGCGCCCGCGCGGCATCAAGCGTCCAATGTCGGACCTTCTGGAAGCATGAGCGGTCCATGTGCAGCCTACGATTCAGCGCGGCTCCTTCGAGCTTCTGCATGGCGTCACGCCGCCACCATCTCGCCGGCCATCAGGGCCTTGAGCCTGTCCTTGTCGGCGCGGGACAAAGCCCAGCCGCCATAGCCCCACTCCGTCTTGACCGTGATCCCGACCTTGCTGAGCGCGCGCTTCACCTTCACCATCTGCACGTCGATCAGCTTTGGCTCGGGGCGGTCGCATTCCGGCCGGTCACCGTAGAGCACGGTCAAGAGCGCGTCCCGGGTTGCCACGCTGCGCTTGAGCATGAAGCCGATGATCTCGCATTGCTGCGGGGTAGCATCGAGGACAGCGAGCAGCTTGGACACGTCATCGTTTCCGGCGCCGACGATGGCCTTGAGCTCGGTCACCCGGTCCCGCATGCTGTCGGTCTGGATTTCGACTGCCTTCCTGACGGCCCAGCGAATGAACGTCTCAACGTCGTCGCCCTCGATACCCAGGAGGGCTTCCAACTCACTCACGCGGTTACGAAGCTGCTCTGTCTCGGTCATCCTGGCCCCCGCCGGCTTCGACTTTCGGCGCATCCACGATGACGCGCTCGATCCTGGTGATGCTCTGCTGGATTGGGCCGCCGTCAGCGCCCGTGTGCTCCTGCACGATCTTGTCGCCGAACACCTTGGGCAGCGCCTTGGACAAGAGCCACTTCCGGGTATCGACGCGCAGACGAGACCGGGCGATCACGTCGTGATTGACGGTCTCCTGCCCCTCCTCTGTCTTGTAGGTATCGTTCGAGCCGTCGTCGGCGATCTCAAGCGTCTCGTCGGCCATCGCCATGTAGCCGATCTCTCTCGCTTGCGTGTATTGCGCGAAAAAGCCCTCGCGATCGGTCAAAGCCCACGTCCTGACGGTGCTTTCGGGAGGCATAGCCTCGTCGCGGCAGATAGCGCGCAAGGTCTCGCCCGCCGCTAGGCGAGCGCAAATTGTTGCGGCCAGTTCGGCAGTATAGTCGGAGGGACGCCCCATCACGCAGCCACCCCAAATTCGCCGAAGTAGCGGCGGGCCGCCTCGGCATATGCCGCATTGGCCTGTTCCGGCGTGGCGAAATAGCCGAGGTGAACCGCCTTGCCCTCAACCTGAATTCGGGCTCGATAAGGCCGGGACTTCATGCGCGCCGACGTTCCGACACCCTTCACGCCCAATGAGTTGTTGGCATAGGCGCCCCCGTTGGCCTTGTTCTGCGAGCGAGTGGCGAGCCGAAGATTGGCCCAGCGGTCATTGGTCCGGTCGCGGTCTTCGTGATCCACTAGCACGGGCGGCCAATCGCCGGTCATGTAGAGCCACGCC